CGATGAGATGTCCCGCCGAAATATTCGTAAGAATCTTCGGCCCACTATATTCCACCATGCTGTAAAGTTGTGTTTTGTACCATCACGGGCAGAAATTGATGCTAGGTTGTTCACAACCGCTCCTGATTACCAGGAGGCGTATGCTTTGTCCAAGAGTCGGTTCACGAGGAGATCGTGGGTTGACTTCCTCCTAGGGAGACCAGGGGTCCAAGAAGTTGGACCCCAGGACTCTTGAGGGGGCCTTCGGATTAAGACAGCCAGGTGTTCAGGGATATCTACCGCTCCTGATCACCCTGGCTTGCGGGTCGTGAGACGATCCGAGGGAACAAAGCGGTACAAAACAAAGTTGATATACCATTATCCACACCTGGGTCGAGGCCAGGACTACAATGTGTTTAATAGTGATATCAACGCACTGGAACGCGCTGCGAAGGAAAGGCTATTCTACGTCAAGGACGGGAAGGGTGGGTTTGTAGAACCACCCAACCCCACCCCTGAAGCCTGGAATTCGGAGATCAGGACATACGAAAACTTCTTAGTGGGGCATGGAAATGTTGTCTCCCCGTTAGCCAAGGAACAGTTCCTTGGAGCCTACGACGGACGCAAGAGGACCATTTACGAAAATGCTATGAAGAGTTTGGACTCCCGACCCTTGGGACTCCCAGATTACTATGTAAAATTCTTTGTGAAACAGGAGAAAACTAATTTCACAAAGAAACCTGACTCGGTACCCAGAGGTATTTCACCTCGCAACCCTAGGTTCCATGTGTCCCTTGGTCCGTTTATCAAACGGATTGAGAAGAAGATCTATAGTAGGATAGATCTTATGTGGGGAGGACCCACTATCATGAAAGGGAACAATGCAAAGCAACGAGGAGAGGCGGTCAAGCACCATTGGGGAAAGTATAGAGACCCTGTGGCTCTTGGCATAGACGCCAGCCGGTTCGACCAACATGTACATGTTGAAGCCTTGAAGTTTGAACACAGAGTTTATAGGTCATATTTTTATGGGAAAGATAGGGATAGACTGGACTTTCTGTTGTCCAAACAACTGTATAACAAAGGCGTGGGGTATGTGCAAGATGGTAAGATCCGGTTTGATCTGGATGGCAAACGGATGTCTGGTGACATGAATACAGCGCTAGGAAATTGCCTACTCATGGCAACCATGGTCAAGTCAGTTGTGG